TAGTGATGTCACTGATTGGGATGGTGACTTTCCGTTGCTTTATCACATGGCTAGTATTGCTTTCTATTGGCGACACTTGGCACCACGTTCTCGAACACCCGAGATGTTTTGGAGAATTTTTAATTTCTTTTTTGACCTTGCCTTTGGGTGTATGGTTCTGCCTGATGGTACCATTGTTTTTCGCGAGAATGGGATGCCTTCTGGCAGCCTCATTACACTTGATGGTAATGGGCATGGCAATAGTCATAATTTTTTTTATTGCTTTGCTAAAGCTTATCCTTACGCCACTTTCGATGATGCTATTAAAGTTGTTGCTATGTTTTGTGGTGACGACAATATTTTTGCTTGTGATGTTGGACATTTTACTTGTGATATGTTTGTTTCGGGGTTACTTGACCTTGGTTTCAATGCACGTATCGAATTTTCTTCTTTGGAAAATGCTCATTTTTTGTCCACTCATTTCGTTGATTGTCGTTGTGGTTGTGGTAAACGTATGCCCTCTATTCGTCCTCAAAAATTGCTTTGTGCTGCTATGTGGAGTACCAATATCTCGGAACTCCACCAATTGGAACGTCTTTGTAATATTGTTCCGATGTTGTGGTCTAATGCTGAGTATTATGATGTAGGTGAAAAACTTATTGCCTACTTTATGACACGTTTGCGTTTGAATCAGTTTGATGCTCATCTTTCATATGATCAATGTTATCAACTTTATCATGGTATTGATGTCAAACATTATCAACAACATGCTAAAGTCACTGATCAAGAAAAGGTGAATTTCCTGCCTTGTGGTTGCCGTGGTGACGTTTGCCACTATGGCTCTGCGTGTTCTTTAAATGAGCCGCTCCCGGGTTCAGTAGAAAACGGCTTTAAAGAATTGCACGACGCAAATCGCTTCAGGGAAAGAATTAGATCTCACCGACACTTTACGTACCGTACTCACCGTCTGTTTCGATTTACAACAACAACAAAACGAACTAAACGCCCGTTTGGATACTTTGGATATTGGTTTAAAAAACAATCAGATATCCCCTCCTATTTTAGAAAAAATCTCCAGAGAATTGGAGAAAGAGCCAAAGACACCACAGAATTATATTGTTCCAAACAGGAGAACAACAGCAGCGAAAGCACCACCACCAAAGAATTCAACACTCATACCAGAAGTCAATCTTTTGAAAGCCAATCTGGCATGGAAGTTTCAACAACGACTACAAAGCGAATTCTCAATAACGCCAAGGGAAACCGTCAAGGAAATGGCGGTAAAAATGAAGCAAGACAAAATGGTCCTCAAGGTAAAGGCCGTTCAAACCGACGTCGTCGCAACCGTCGGAACAAGGGAACACAAGCGCTCATGCAAGAGACAATGCCCGTTGTGGCTGGCCGAGGAGTTGGTTCGAATAAACTTATTAGAATCACAACTCCCTCTCGCGGAATTGGTGTTTCACGAAAAAACCCCAATTTCACGGCGAACGTAGCCAACTACATTATGTGCCTTTTGAATCCCTCGCTTTATAAAAGCAGGATTCCTGACATAAAGCCCCGACAGACGATATTGTTGTGGTCTGTTCAAGTTCTTCAACCTTCACCAATTGTGAATGCTACTGATCAGAACAATGATGGGCGTTTTTCATTGGCCATCCAACCTAAGTGGGGTCGGACTCCTTCAGCTGGTCAAGCGCTCATGAGTTCTACCAATCAGGTTGCGTTGTGTGATAACAACTCAGCAACTCCATCGTGGGATAACTTTGACCAAGTTGTTGCCTATAATGCTCTTTTGCCAAGTGGTACTGATTGCCGTCTTGACCCAAACTTTGCTACTGTGTGTCAAGCACCACAAGGTTTTTGGGAACTTCGGAATGATCCAGTTGTTGTTGCGGGTGCGTCGCCTTTTGGGTTTGCTCCCATCACTACTCGCCCACCAACATATGGTTTGCAGATCAATTATATTCAGAATGGAGGTGCTTCGATTTTTCAATTTCCAGGTGGTCAGTTCTTTGTGCATATTGTCATTTTTGAGGCACTTGATGCTTCAATGCCCTTGGTTACTGGGTTTAATTTTCTTGATCAGACCACGGTGTACAATCTCACCACTCAGATCTTTCCTGGTGGTGCCAATGACACTCAGACAATTGATATGATTGTTTCCTCTGATGGCAAAACGAAGAATTCGTTGACGTTGAGTTTTGCTGTGCCAAACACTACATTGACTCAAAGTGCTTATATTGCTATCACTCCTTCATTTACTGATGCTGTTGCTACTTTTGCCAATTCAGGCATGATTGACCAGTGCCGTCCCGTTGCTCAAAGTGCTCTTTGTACGTGGGAAGGTTCCTCATTGATTGATGGGGGCCAACTTGCCTGTGCGCGTGTCCCTGCTGATGCGCTTGCCAAAAATTACTTTACGGTTAACCCAAACCCTGCTGTTGGCAACCTGCAAAATTGGGAAAATCTCTCCAAACTCTCTTCTTGTCGCGCTACAAATGGCGCGATTAAGGAGGGTTGTTATGGTTGGTGGGCCCCTGAAGAAACAGATGATTATAATCTGTATGATCCTGAAGAATTGAATGATCGTGGGATGCCAGGCATAGTGATCAGTGGTCAAATACCACCTGCGCCTATTGCTGGCGCTTCATCTTTTCAACCTGGCAATTTACGAGTCATGATCTTCACACTCTTCGAAGCCACCACTGAAGAGACGCTCATACCTTCTGAACAATGTATTGGTTCGACTGCGGAGATGGAAGAAGCTTTGCGTTTTATTGCATCACTTCCACCCTCGACAAAGAACGATGGACACATTGATATGATTAAACGCGCTTTTGCGGCAATGAAGGAATTCTATGTCAAAAACCGCGGGACCATCAATAGTATGGGAATGGCTGGCCTCACATTGGCCAAGCTCGGTCTCTCTTTATTCTAACTGACAGGGTTAATTTTTCCCTAGTCTCCCAGTTAGATCTTTTGTTGCATAACCA